AATTTCCTATAGAGATAGAGGTAATTCAAACTACGGAACAGCTATCGTAGGAACAGTTAGTGGTACAAGTATTAGTTTTGGGTCTGCTGTAGTTTACGAAAGCGCAACTGTGACTACTAGCGGCTCTGCATATGACGCTAATGCTCAAAAGGTAGTAATAGCGTATAGAGACGGTGGCAATTCAAATAGAGGAACGGCTGTTGTAGGAACAATAAGCGGCACATCTATATCTTTTGGAAGTGCAACAGTTTTTGAAACTGGTGAAACTTCGTATGTAGGTGCTGTTTATGATGCTAATGCACAAAAAATTGTATTAGCATACAGAGATGAAACTAATTCAGATAATGGAACAGCTATTGTTGGAACAATAACTGGAACTTCTATATCTTTTGGAAATGCAACAGTTTTTGAAAATGCGGCTACAGTTTACCCCTCAATTACTTACGACTCTAAAGAACAAAAAGTAGTAATAGCTTACCAAGACGATGCAAACTCTGACTATGGAACTGCCATAGTAGGTACGGTTTCTGGTACGTCTATAAGTTTTGGTACGGCTGTTGTTTTTGAAAATGCGGCTAGTAGTTTTGTTGTGGCTACCTACGATGCTACTGCTGAAAAAGTAGTTATAGCTTATCAAGATGGTGGTAACTCTGATTATGGGACTGTTATTTCTGGAAGGGTAAGTGGTACATCAATCAGTTTTGATAGTGCAACTGTTTTTGAGAGTGCTACTACTGCTTATATTGCACTTACTCACGACTCTAATGCTGAAAAAGTAGTTATAGCGTATAGAGACTATGGTAATTCTAATCATGGTACATCAATTGTTTTTCAAACAGGGTACACTTCAACAACCCTCACCTCAGAAAACTACATAGGCTTTTCAGACGGTGCATACGCAGACACACAGAGTGCTGTAATTAATACGGCTAACACAATAGATAGAAACCAAAGCGGCCTCACAGCAGGGCAAACATATTTTGTGCAAAATGATGGCACAATAGGAACAACAGCAGCTTCTCCTTCAGTAACAGCAGGGACTGCTATATCAGCTACGGAACTAATAGTGAAAGGTTAGACAATGAAAACGATAGTGGAAACATCAACTAAGTTAAGCAAGTATCTCCTTGCAGATAACGTGGCAATTACAGCGACAGCAAGCGATATTACTGTCGGTGATCCGGCTCAGTTTATTATTGCTGATTTGAATAGCACAACGGTAACAGTGACTGACAATGTAACCAATGCACCCGACGATTGGACAGGCAACAAGTATTTTTTCGATGGTACAACCTGGTCAGCTAATCCCGATTGGGTAGACCCAGACGCTGAAGAGGGTGGGGAGTAAAACATCATGCGTATCATTGGTAATGATCCAAGCGTACCCAGACAAGAGCACGCTGTAGCTAGTGGTGCGCTGACTGATGGCACGGCTGTAGTTGTAAATGCAGATGGAACTGTGAGTGTTGTTGCAGGAGGCAGTGATAGCGCAGGGTCTGCTTCTGTTTTTGAATCTGCTGCTGTACAATTTACTGGTACTACTTTTGATTCTAGCAACAATAAAATTGTTGTTGCTTATAGAGATGTAGGCAACAATGAGTACGCCACTGCTGCTGTTGGTACGGTATCGGGGACATCTATTAGTTTTGGTACTCCTGTTGTTATCCAAAGTAACAACACAACACACCTTACCGCAGCTTTTGACACTACAAACAACAAGGTTATAGTGTTTGGTGGGTCGGATGTGGGTGGTGTTGGATATTATCAGGGAACGGCATGGGTAGGCACTGTATCTGGAACGTCAATATCTTTTGGTAGTGGCAATATAGTAAACTCTGCTAATACCGTTTATAATAATGTAATTTATGATAGCGGCTCTGATAAACTTGTTTTTATTTATAAAGATCAAGGTAATTCAAATTATGGCACAGGAAGAGTAGGTACACTTAGCGGAACAAGTATAAGTTTTGGCTCAGAGGTGGTATTTGCTTCACATAATGCAAATTTTATTAAAGCTTCTTATGATGTTTCTAATAATAAAACCGTTGTAGTGTGGAGAAATAGTTCAGATAGCAATAAAGGCTACGCTATGATTGGTACTGTAAGTGGTACTTCTATTTCATTTGCTAATGCTACTAACTTTAGTAATGTCAATTCAACCCATTTATCAATAGCTTACAATAGCACATTACAAAAACACCTTATTGCATATTCAGACGAAGATGACTCTGGTTATGGTAAAGCAATAGTCGGTACAGTTTCTGGAGGCTCAATAACCTTTGGAAGCATTGTAGTCTTTGAGCAAGCAGATTCTGAAGATATAACAATTATTTATGATACAAACACAAATAAGTTTGTTGTTTCATACATGGACAAAGGAAATAGTAACAAGCTCACAGGAATTGTTGCAACTATAAGCGGCACAAGTGTTTCGTTTGAAACACCTTTTATTATTGCAGATACGGCAATTGACCATATATCAGCAGCGTTTGATAGTAACAGTAATAAAATTATAGTAAACTATAGAGATGAAGGAAACTCAGATTACGGTACTTCTAGTGTAGTTACTATTGGTTCAACTAACGTCACCTCAGAGAACTTCATAGGTTTTTCAGATGGTGCGTTTGCAACCACTCAAAGTGCAGCAATAAACACAGCTAATACAATAGACAGAAACCAAAGCGGTCTAACCGCAGGGCAAACATATTTTGTGCAAGGTGATGGCACATTAGGATTAACAGCAGCAGACCCCTCAGTAACAGCAGGGACTGCTATATCAGCTACGGAACTAATAGTGAAAGGTTAGACAATGAAAACTATCGTGGAAACATCAACTAAGTTAAGCAAGTATTTACTTGCAGATGACGTGGCAATTACAGCGACATCAGATAATATTACAGTAGGAGATCCTGCTCAGTTTATTATTGCTGATCTAAACAGTGGCAACACGACTATTACTGAGAACGTGACCAACGCACCCGATGATTGGACAGGCAACAAGTATAAGTTAGATGGCACAACGTGGTCAGCTAACCCTGATTGGGTAGATCCAGATGCGGATGACGGAGAATAAAAGCAATGCGTATCATTGGTAATGATCCAAGCGTACCAAGACAGGAACACGCTGTAGCCAGTGGTACGTTGACGGATGGTACTCCTGTTGTTGTGAACTCTGATGGTACTGTGAGTGTTGTAGCTGAAACCTCTTTATCGCAGCAAGTTGGTTCGGAAGCAGTATTTGAATCAGCAGCTATTAATGAAAAAATGCACTCTACTTTTGATGTAGCAAGCGGTAAAGTAGTTATATTTTATCGTGACTCAGGAAACTCTGAGTATGGTACGGCTGTTGTGGGAACGGTTAGCGGTATGTCAATAAGTTTCGGCACACCAGTAGTTTTTCAAAGCTCAGAAACAAGACATATAAGGTCAGGTTATGATGCAAACGCACAAAAAGTTGTTGCGGTTTATAGAGATCAAGCTGATGGTCAACAAAGAGGTAAAGCAATTGTCGGGACAGTAAGTGGTACGTCAATTAGTTTTGGTTCAACAACAATATTTAGTAGTGGTGATGTAAATCATATTGATATTACATACGATAGTTCGTCACAAAAAGTTGCTGTAGTTTATATGGATGGGGGTGCGTCAAATCGTGCTTACGTCAAAATGGGTACAATAAGTGGAACATCTATTAGTTTTGGTTCACAAAACCTTATTGACATAGACGAAGCAACAGCAGGAAATAGGATTACATATGATGCAAATGCAAATAGATTAGTTGTTGTATTTCAAAACGGTGGAACAAACTATGGAACAGCTATTGTTGGGACAGTCAGTGGTACTTCAGTTAGTTATGGTTCAATTGTTGTTTTTCAAAGTTCTTATGTAGATAAAATGGAAATATCATATGATAGCTCTGCACAGAAAGTAGTTGTTGCTTATGTTGATTATGACAATTCACAAGTTGGTGCAGCGAAGGTAGGAACAGTTAGTGGTACATCTATAAGTTTTGGAAGTAGGGTTGTATTCCACAATGCTACTACAAATTTTATTGAGTTAGAATACGATAGTAATGCTCAAAAAATGGTTGCGGCATATACTGATCCACCTAACTCAGACAATGGCACTATAGTACCTTTAACAGTAAGTGGTACATCTATTACAGTCGGCTCTGATACAATTTTTAATGCTGCTGATAGCAGGGGCAACAGTCCTGCTTTTGATAGTACAAACAATAAAATTGTTATTGGTTTTCAAGACAGAGGTAATTCTAATTATGGAACAGCCGTTGTTTTTCAAAACTCTGGAACAGCACAAAACCTCACCTCAGAAAACTATATCGGCATATCTCGTAGCGGTGCAGCTTCTGGTGCAGGGGCTATCATAGATACGCAGGGTGCAATAGCCGACAACCTATCAGGGCTGACAGCAGGGCAAAGCTACTACGTTCAGAATGATGGCACACTAGGTACAACGGCTGCTAGTCCTAGCGTTTTTGCAGGGACGGCTGTATCGGCAACTAAACTTATCGTGAAAGGGTAACTATGTTAAAGCGTATAGGGGCTGAAGAAAGTGGTGAGTTTAAAGCAGTAGCCAGTGGCACATTGCCAAGCGGTAAGCCAGTGGTGGTTAATGCTGATGGTACTGTGGCTGTTGTTGCTCAAACGAGTGTTACAGAAGCTCTTGGATCAGCAACTAGCTATGAGTCTGGAGCACTTACAGGCCATATAGCCTCAACTTACGACACTAATTCAAACAGAGTTGTGATTTATTACAAAGATGATGATAACAGTGATTATCCAACTGCTGTAGTAGGAACTGTTGGCTCAGATAACTCTCTTAGTTTTGGAACTCCAGTTGTAAGTATTAGTAGTAACAACGATTACATGAGTGCTTTGTTTGACAGTAGTAATAACAAGGTTGTTCTTAGTTCACAAAACAATGCTTCAGGCGGTTCAGGAGATGCAATAGTTGGTACTGTAGACCCCTCAGATAATTCTATAAGTTTTGGTACAAAAGCTAGTATGCCAGATTCAGGTAATAAAACTTTTATGTCTTCAGTTTTTGATTCTACTAACAATAAATGTGTATTTGCTTTTAAAGATTCTAGTTCATCTAATAGAGGTAAAGCATGTGTTGGAACTGTTAGTGGCACAAGTATTTCTTTTGGAAGCAATGCAACCTTTTTAAATACTACAGGTAATGGGCCTGAATCTATGGCTATGGCTTTTGATTCAGCGAATGGAAAGGTAGTTATTACGTTTTTTGATAGAAATGACAGTAATAAAATGAAAGGTATAGTTGGAACTGTTAGTGGTACATCTATTTCTTTTGGATCTGAAACAGAAATACCAAGTGCAGGGGCAGATACATCTGACGATTCTTGTAAAATTACATACGATCCTGACAGTGGCAAAGTAATTTGTATTTACAGAGCTTCAAATGCATCTAATGTTGGGAAGTATTCTGTAGGAAGTGTTTCTGGAACAAGTGTAACCTTTGCTGCGTCTACAGCTTATACTAACTATAATTGTGGGAGTGGCGCAAGTGACTCTACCATAATTTATGACACTACAGGTAAAGTATTTGTGATTGCCGCTGAAGACGGAACTGGAGAAGTTGGAAAACTTTATACAGCAACTTTAGACGCTGATGGCGAAACCTTAACTTTTTCTGGTGCAGCAAGTGGTGCGGTTCAGACAAATCCTACTACTTTCGGAAGTGATGCACCAAGAAGAATAGGCTTACTTTCTTTTGCCCCTGATGTTGGTAAGGTAGTAATACCTTTTGGAAATAATTCAAACGCAGCAAAAGCTATTGCCGTACAAGCAGGTTACACCTCCACAAACCTCACCTCAGAAAACTACATTGGTATATCCAAAGGTGGCGCTGTAGCTGACACCAAGGGTGCAACTGTAGATATTATTGGCTCAGTAAATGATGAGCAATCTGGCCTCACCGCAGGGCAACAATATTTCGTACAGACAGATGGAACGATAGGCACAACGGCTGCAACGCCAAGTGTACTGGCAGGGACTGCTATTTCAGCGACAGAATTATTAGTAAAAACGTAAGGTGAATAATGCCGTTAATTTCTATGCAAATTCCAAAAGGTCAGTATAGAAATGGCACTGATCTTATGTCACAAGGTAGATGGCGTGATGTAGATTTAGTTCGCTGGCATGAAGACGCTTTGCGTCCTATAGGTGGTTGGCGTCAAAGGCAAAGCGTAAATATTAGCGGTGTTGCTCGTTCAATAATAGCCTGGGAAGATAACAGCGCAAACAGAAGACTAGCTGCTGGAACTTTTAACAAACTGTACGCATTACAAGCCGATGGAACTTCAACAGATATTACTCCTGTTGGACTTACTGCTGGGCGTGTAGATGCAACTATAAACACTGGTTATGGCGCTAGTTTTTATGGGCGTGAAGAATACGGACTACCAAGAGCCGACAGTGAAAACATATTAAAAGCTACCGTTTGGTCATTAGATAACTATGGAGAATTTCTTCTAGCTATGTCTCCTGACGATGGTAAGCTGTACCAATGGCAACTAAACAACGCTGTTAAAGCTGCACAAGTAACTAACTCACCTACTTCTTGTTCTGGGTTTATGGTTACAGAAGAGAGATTTGTAGTTTGTTTTGGCGCTGGTGGTGATAGCCGAAAAGTGCAGTGGTCAGATCAAGAAGACAACACAACCTGGACAGCAGCCGCTACAAACCAAGCTGGTGATATACTACTACAGACTAATGGCGTTATTTTACGAGGTGTAAGAACAAGAGGCCAATCACTGATTTTAACCACAGAAGATGCCCACAGCATGACCTATCAAGGGCCACCATTTGTTTATGGTTTAGAAAGAGTTGGAACGTCTTGTGGGTTAATAGGCGCTGCTGCTGCTGTAGCTGTAGACGCTGGAGTGTTCTGGATGGGTCAGCGTGGTTTCTTTGCTTATTCTGGTGGTAGAGTTCAAGATATACCATGTGAAGTTGGAGATTATGTTTTCTCTGATTTTAATAATGACCAACGTAGTAAAGTTAGTGCTGTAGTAAACTCTGCTTGGAATGAAATATGGTGGTTTTATCCTA